GGCGTGCACCTCGTGGAGCCGCCCGCAGCGGTCGCACTCGCGCGCGTTGCCGCTGCCAGGGATCGCCGCCCACTTGCCGTCCGCGATTTCCTCGTACTCGCGGGTGTCCACGACGCGCAGGATCTTCACCCGATGCCTCCCAGCACGTCCGGCAGCAGCGCAAGCGACGGCGCATCCCAGACGGGCACGACGCTCGCCTCCGACAGCGGGCGGTACGTCATGTGCGTGAACACCGTCTTACCCTTCACGTCACGGTCGTCCGCGATGCCCTTGATTTCGTCGCACTCCACGTCCTTCCCGAACAGGTCGCGCGCGGCGTACTCGCAGCCCTCGAAAATGTCCGGGTACACGAACCCGTCGAACCCGAGTCGGCGCGCGACCGCCTGCACCGTCTTGGAATCGAAGTAGACGTAGGCGTCGGCGTGCAGCCGTCCGGCGACCTCGGGGTCGTTGTCGGTGTACTCAACCTCGTCCCGCAGGTCGAGAATGTACGACGATGTTCCCGTCAGCGAGAACGGCTCGTCGGATGGATCTAGCTCCTCGCCGTCCTCGTCCGTGATCACGTAGCTGAAGTCTCCGCCCTTCGCCTTGCCGTAGATCCGGTTGTGCAGGTAGTTGAACACCTTGCGCACCTCGTCGCCCGTGATCCCGTCCGGCTTCCCATAGCGCAGCACCTCCATCACGTCGGCTACACTCGCGTCCGTCTCCCTGATGACCAGCGGATGGTGAATGACAAGATGCGCCGCGTGCACGGTGGACGTTTCGATGAAGTGCGCATCGCGCCGTTCGCGCGATGACGCCCACGGGTCGCCTGGCACCGCCGACCAGATCAGGGCCACTGCAATCGCGTCGGTCCACGACTGGGCGCCGCGCACGCCGCCAAGTTCTCGGCGTTGCGTGCCGCGGTAGTAGAGCTTCTCCGGGTCGAACGCGGGCACGGTCCGTCTCAGCCGTACCGGCGCCTGCGCACCGGCTGACGGCGCGCCCACCCGCTCACCGCCGTGGTGCCCGGCTGCGCGTTGCTCGCGAGGAGCGGCGTCAGCGCCGACGGTTCCTTCTCCGCGATCGGCATGGTCGCCGCGGCGGAGCCGTGGCCCGGCGTCACGAACGGAAGGAGCCCCGTGAGCACCCCGAGCACCGAGTAGATCCCGACCGCCTGCAAGCTGTGCGAGCGTTCGCTCTCCGGCTCGTACATGACCAGCGCCATTTCGCCGAGGCCGAGGATCGCGCTCAGTGTCAGCGCGGTCGGCATGTCGATCTTCTTCCCGCGGCCCACGGCGAGGAAGCCGTTGGCGATGCCCACGCCCATCGCGAAGCTGTAGGGGTGGTTGACCAGATCCTTGATCGTGACGGCCATTGTGGGGACTCCTACTGCGCGCCGTTCGGGGTTGCGGTCGCCGGCTGGTCCGGCAGTAGCGCCGGCAGTGCTGCCGCCATGTCGCGGACGCGGGCGTAGTTCCGGGCGTTGTAGCCCATCGTGGTGAGGCCGAACAGCGCGAGAACGGTGCCGCCCCAGCCGCCCGCCTTCACGCCGCCCCAGATCATCAGCGGGCCGATCACGGCAATGTCGAGCAGCCGCACGCGCTGGCTTTTGATCGTCGCGAGCGGATCGGGCACGCATGTGACCGGGGTGCCCAGGTCGAGCGTCACGGTGATCGGGACGTTGACACGCATGGGGCTACTTCCGCGACCCGTCGGGTTGCGTCTGGTCGCCCCATAGCTCGGCGATGTGCTGATTGACCGCCGTGTCCACGGCCTTCACCCGGTCGTCCACCGGTCCGAGCGCGGCGAGCAGCACCTCGTGCGGGATCCCCTTGCGGTCCGCCCACGTGGTGACGAGTTTCCGCACCTCATCGACCAGATGCGGCGCTTCCTCGGCGAGGAACTGGAGTAGCGAGGCAACGAACGCGAGCGCCATGTCAGCGTGCTCCCTTCGCCTGCTCGATGACGGCGACTGCTTCCTGCTCCGCCGTCGCGAGCGCGACCGCTGCGCGCGTCACGTCGGCGATGACTTGCTTGCCCTGATCGTACGCGACGATCGCGGTGACGAGCGCCGTGTGCGCGGCCGCCGCGGCGTCGATGGCGTCCCACACCGGCTTCCACTTCGCGCGGACGGCGAGCACCGCCGCCTCCGCCTGCTCGCGCGTGCCGTTCTGCGCCTTGACCAGATCCACCGCGGCGATCTGCTCCGCGCGGTACAGGGCCAGGGCCCCCGTCTCCGCGGTCTGCACCACGAGGCGCGTCGTGTTGGCGGTGACCGACGCGCCGTTCAAGGCGACCTGCTCGGCGGTCGCGCCGCAGCCCGAGAGGGCGACGGCTGCCACGGCGGCAGCAAGGGTGAGCCGGAAACGGGGAGGCACAACCAGCACGGTACGAGCCGCCTCGCGGGCCGTCAAGAAATCGGCAGCGGGGCTTCCGCCCGCCCCGCCCGCCCGCGCGCTCTACGCCGGAAAGGGAACAGCGGAACACGCGGGCGGGCTTTGACCCAGGAGGGGGGTCACCATGCCGAGGAGCCGCAGTCTACACCGCGCCGAGCGCTTCGGCAACATCGTCGAACTGGTCCACGTCCACGCCCCCGACGCGCTCGTAGAACCGCATCGTCGAGCCACGGAACTGCATTTCGATCGTGTCGAGGGGGCCGTTGCGCTGCTTGCCGATGATCAGCTCCGCGTTCCCGGTCGCCACTTCCGTGTCGTACATGTCCGGCCGGTAGATGAACCAGACGCTGTCGGCGTCCTGCTCGATGTTGCCCGACTCGCGAAGCGACGAGAGCTTCGGCCGGTGATCCTTGCCGTGCTTCTCCGTGTCGCGGTTCAACTGCGAGAGTGCGATAACGGGGACCTGCAAGTCTTTCGCTAACTGCTTCAGGCCGCGCGTGATGGATCCGATTTCCTGCTCGCGCGAGTCACCCCGCTCACGGTTGCCGCGCATGAGCTGCAAGTAGTCCACACAGATCAGACCGAGCCGCTTGCACGGCACCCCCATGCGCTCCGCCGCAACGTCGCGTTGCAGCTTCCGCGCTCGCGCCCGCAGCTCCATGAGCGACAGGCCAGCCGTGTCATCGATCCAGAGCGGCATCGACGCCACGTCGAGCGCCGCCTGCCGTAGCTCCGCCCACTGCTCGTCCTTCATCGCGTTGCGCCGCACGAGCGCCGTGTCGATCCCGCGCTCCGCACACGCGAGGCGCATCGCGATCTGCTCCTTCGGCATTTCGAGAGAGAACACCCCGACGCCGTCGGTGCAGGGCCGCGCGACGGCGGCGGCAATGTTCATCACGAGGCTGCTCTTACCGTGGCCTGGCCTGGCCGCGATGATGGTCAGATCACCCTTGTGCAAGCCCGCCGTCTTTTCGTCCAGCCGATGGAATCCCGTCGTGAGCCCGAAGCCGGTGAGGCCCAGCCGCTTCGCTTCCTCCATCCTGGCCACCTCAGTGGCCACTACGTCGCCGACGCGCGCGAACGCGGTCACCGATCCACTCGACCCCAGCTCCGCGAGCGACGCCTCGGCGTTCTGCACCAGCTCACGAGCGGGAGTCGGCGTGTCGTACGCCTCCGCGGCGAACGTCTGGCACTGCGCGATAAGCTGCCGCTTCTGCCAGGCGTCGCGGACGATTTCGGCGTACGCCGTGACGTTCGCGACGGCGGGCACCGAGTCCATGATCAGCGCGAGGTACGGGGGGCCGCCGACCTGCGCGAGCCGGCCATGCGCCTGTAGCCACGTCGCAACGGTGACCGTGTCCACCGGCTGGCTCGCCTCGTGGAGTGCCGCGACCGCCTCGAAGATCCGTCGGTTCGCATCGGAGTAGAAGTGCGGGACCTGGATGATGCCAGCGACCACGTCGTACTCGTCCGGCTTCAGCAGCACCGTGCTCAGCACCGCCGCCTCGGCGTCCAGGTTGTGCGGCGGTACCCTGCCGGGCGACGGACGGAGCGGTTGCACGGGTGCAGTGCTTTTCACTCCAGGCTGCATGACGGCGCTTCCTTGAGCGTGGTGACCGTGCTGAACGCCTCGACCAGATCGTCGAGCGTCCCGTGCGTGGTGATCAACGTCGCACGCTGCCGGTTCCATCGCTGGTAAAGCACGTCCTCCACCCGCTCTTTCAACCACGCCTCTTTCGCGAGCTTGCCCGTGTCCAGGTTGTCGAACACAAGCACGTCGGTGCTGCGCAGTCGGTCGGTTGGATCCTCGTCGTCCGAGTCGAACTTGTAACCCTTCATCGCGACCCGCAGCTCGTTCATGTCGGAGTACCAGAAGCGTTTCTGCGGCATGGTGCGGGGAAGGCTTCGCAGCACCGCGCACGCAAGGTGCGTCTTGCCGCTCGCGCGTGGCCCGCAGAGCACGAGCCACGGGTCGGTGCCGGCGCGCACCGCCGCGAAGAATCCAGCCACCGCGTCGAACGCCGTCTGCTGCGCGTCGGTTTCGGTGTTGAACGCGCTCAGCGTGGCGCTCCGGTAGCGCTCCGGTACGTCACTCACCGCGAGCCGCTGGCAGAGCCGCCACTCGCGGTACCGCTCGCAGCGGGCGCCGACGACGCGGTCCCCCTGCCAGACCGGGAGCTGGCCGGGGGGCAGGATCGAAGTCGCTCGGGCGCAGGCAGCGCCGGCCGGGGGGCACACCGCGCACATGCCGAGCCTTGCCTCGCAGTCCGAGTACCAGTCCGTCGTCTCGGCCACCAGGGCCGACTCACTCCAGCCCGGGGGGCAGCTTGCGCCGAGCCTTGGGTGCACCGCCCGCAGGTGCTCCGCCGGTCCCCCGGCCTCCCGCGCCGCCGTTCGTAGGGCCTCCCGGTCGGCCTCCCGCCCCGTCAGGATTTTCTCGGGGTCCAACACCCCCATCGCTCCCACTCGCTCCATGCTGGCCTCCACTTTCCTTCACGACTGTAAGGTTTCCTCTGCGTCTGGAATTTCCTGAATCGGGAGAGGCTTCCGAAAGGCTTGCCAAAGCCTTAGATCCAGATCCCGATCCCGATCCCGATTCTCTCTCTGAGAGAGGAAGGCTTTCGGAAGCCTTGCCAAAGCCTTGAAGGGTAAGCTGTGGGTGGTGCCGAGGTGAGTCCAGGTCGGCATAGCTGCTCAAAGCCACGCCATTTTGCCTCGCCGCGATGACCGGCCCGAAGGTTCGGTTCCAAGCTCTGAGCATTTCCGCGTTTGCCAGGTTCACCCCGGCCGGGACGGTTTCCAGGTGGGCGGCCTTCAGGGCGCACTCGGGCACGTCCCGCCAGGCTCGGAACCAGCCGACTAGCTGGTTCGGGTTCGTGCACTTGTTGTATTTCGGGGCGTTCGGCACCCGGATGACCCGGGCAGTGGCATCGAAGTACAGGTGCGCCTTGCCGGCGTCGTCCGGCATGAGCGCCCGGTTCAAGGCGTGCTCGGTCTGCTCGACCGTGAACGCCAGCCCGTCGGAAAGCGCGACGACACTCACCCCCTTGACCAGGCCGGGGATGGACGTTCGGACGTTCCCGAACAGGCAGAACGAAAACACCTCGCGCGCGTCGCTCGGCAGCGAGCGGTACCATGGGTCGTCCCACTTGCGCGGGTCGATGAGCCAAGCCATTCAGACGTGCCCCCGGCGCGTGAGCGCGGAGACGACGACAGCAGAGACAGCACGACCTTTGCCGCTGTTCACGGAGAGCCCCCCTTCGGTTCAGCCGGCAGCGGCGACTTGAGCGCGGAGCTTGCGTGCGTAGGCGCGAATCGCGCGGCGAATCGTGTCGGCCTTGTAGAGCTTCTCGATTTCCGCGGCATCCTCCAGCGCGCGGCGGTCCTCCTCGTCGAGAATGACCATCAAGTGGTATTTGTCGGGCGGTTTCTTCTTCGTCGTCGGCATCATGTTGCCTTCCCCGGTGCGAGTCACCCGCGCCAGGCCGTCGCATCACCGACGGCCCGCGCAGGGTCTATATCGCTACTAAAACGCGAGTAGCATCGTCAACGGCGATCTTCGGGCCCACGGTGCGAGCCCACCTGAGCGATCCCGTGCAAGTGCGCGCTGCCGCGACGGAATGCGAGCGCGATGGGCACGCAAAGAAAAAATCAGCGTGACGGAGCGTTATCCGTGTTGCGATCCGAGCGGGCATTTGCGGGGGGCGGGAAACGCGCGGCGCCGTGGTGTGGCACGCGGAAACCACGTCAGATCCTGGCGTTCAGCCAGGTCCTGCCGCGCCCCTTGCAGCCGTCGCGGTGGCTTTGCAGTCGATGCCGCTCCGTGGAAGCCGCGCCCAGTAGCCGTCGCGGTGGCTTTGCAGGTCCTTGCCGATGACCGCCGCGCCCTTGCAGCCGTCGCGGTGGCTTTGCAGGGTTCGCAGACGCGCGGGGAGAAGGTCCTGAACTCCACGCCGCGCCCTTGCAGCCGTCGCGGTGGCTTTGCAGGCAGCACGTTCGCCCGCACATACCGAATCGCGGCTTGGCCGCGTTATGCCATGTCTGCCGATGGCGTCAAGTGCCACCGGCAGACCTGAGCGATCACACGTTGTCCAGCTCGTCCGGTCCGGGCCCCGGATCCTCGCAGTCCCCGTTGCCGAACACGCCATCGCGGCGCGGTTCAACCGGGTCGAGGTGACGTGTCAGCTCCGCCAGCGGCGTGAGCGCGTCGAGTCGCACCAAGCGCGTCGGAACCCGAACCCTCTGCACAGGCGGGTACACCACGGGCGCCTCCAGAAAGCGGCGGTACTTCACGTAGCCCGGCAGCTCGGCGTAGCCGGCTTCCTCATTGAGACGCACGGCCACGATGAGGCCGCGGTCGCCACGGTGCCGCCCCTGGTCGAGGGGCTGCATGACGTGGCGGTGGTGCGGCTGCGAGCAGGTTTTCACCTCGCACGGGTAGGCGACCCCGCGGTGGTACACGAGCACGTCCTGGCCGTCTGGGCGGCCGTCGGAGCGCGGCGCCCACTCGTACCGCAGGCGCAGCGAGGCGAGCAGTGAAGCGAGCGCGTTTTCCCCGAGGTGCCCGATGCGGAATCGCCCTTCCGCCATCAGGCTCGTGTAGTTCGGGGTGTTGCGAATGTTCGCGTTTGCGTGGACCGCACGATCGTACTCGTCCGCGGCGCGCAGCATCGCCTCGGTGAGGGGCACAGTGGGCCAGGCCATGGTGTGACTCCCCGGCGGGGGCGGTCGGGAGCCCCCGCCGGGCGGCGATCACACGTTCGCCAGCTCGTCCGGTCCCGGCCCCGGATCGTCCGTGGCGTCGTTGCCGAACAGGCCCTCCTGGTGCGGCTCCACTGGCGGCGGCGGCGGCGGTCCCGGTGGCGGCGCGACGGGCTCGGCCGAGGGCCGCATCACTGGCGGCGGCGCGGAGATAGCGCTCTCGGGCGGTGCCGCCTCCGGTGCGGAACGCCGCGGGCGACCTCGCCGTGCGGCGGGTGCGGGCGTCTCGGGCGTGCTCTGCGTCACCGGTGCGGCCGCGTCGGCGGCGGGCGCTGCGTCCAGCACGGCAGCGTTGGCGGCGACCTCCGCCTCCACGTCCAGGGGCGGCGGCTCCGCTTCGAGCGCGGCCCGCGTCCGCACGTCGGCGATCCCCGCCAGCATCCGGCCCGCGTCGGCGTGCTCGATGATCGTCTTGTCCTCCGGGGAGAGCGGAACGAACCGGAGCACCTGCTTGACCGCCGTTTTCTCCCACATTTGCTCCTCCCACGCGACCCACGGCGACGACGGGTGGTTCCCGCTCCGGCTCATGGCGCGGATCTTCTGCACGAACTTCGCGGTGACCACACGGAACTGCTTCTCACCATCCTTCATGGTGACGACAGCGTAGGCGGCGATCAGATCGCTCTTGCGCTGCCCACCGGCCAGCGCGCCCACGACCTGCTCGCCACGCATCCCCTCCGCGATGGCGCGCTCGCGCCCGTACTGCGGCATGTCGAGCACGTCGGCGGGAATGTGCCGGAGCTTGGTGTCGAGCCCCAGCTCGTACTCGAAGAAATCACCGTAGTGCACGCAGTGCGCGGTGATGTTCGAGACGAGTCCCGAGCGGCGCGCCAGCTCGATGTACCCCTTCCAGCCGACGATGAGCTGGCACTGCTGCCCGTAGGGGAGCAGGTACGCGAGGCCCATGTTGCTGTCGGGCTCCAGGCCAAGCTGCGCGGCCTGCATGATGCCAGCGAGCACGCTCTCTCTGGAGCACTGGAGGAGCGCGGGCGTCTTGCGCACCGTGGTGAGCACGATGCGGAGCAGGCGCCCGGCGTCGAGCCCCTGCGGGAGCGCCGCCTCGATCTGCGGTCGCATCTTCATCAGCACGTCACGAAACTCGGTCTGCGCATCGCGCGGCGCGCCGTTCGAGCGGGTGGTGGTCAAGCCCTTGGGGCTGGTCTGGGGATTCGGCTGGTTCATGGTGTTCATTCCTCCTGGTTGCTGTTGCTGTTGTCGGTGGCGCTCGCGCGCCGGATGGTCTTGCCCGTCTTGCTGGTGATGCTCGCCTGGCAGCGGTGGCAACATGAGAAGTCGCCTGCGTCGCCGGTCACCGTGTCGTCGGGGCGGAGGCAGCCGAAGCAGACCAGATCCGTCCCGGCGACGGCGTTACGGAGCCCCTCGCGAATCAGCTCAGTGAGCCGGTCGAAGCCAAAGATGCTCATGGTGTGCCCTCACCACCGGTCATCACTACCTTGGGTTTCTTCGGCGCGACACGGTGGAGCTTGCGGAAGGTCGTCTCGGCGACCGTGTACGTCTTGCGCGTCTGGCGCTTGAACGTGAACCGACCCGCCTCGCCGGGCAGCTCCCCAGCCTCGTGCGTCCCGATCGCCGTCATCAACAGGTTCTCGTAGAACCGCTGCCGCTCGCTCCATGTCTTGATTGCTTCCTTCGCCGCGACCAGCTCGCGGTCCCACTCGATCGCCGCCTCGGGCAGCACGGTGGTGGTGCCGGCCAGCACCTCGACGACGAGGTTACGGAGCGCGCCGCTGGTGCTCTCGTCGCCGTCCACCGGCGGGTTCACTCCGGCCTGTACCGACTCGGCGAACGCGCGCGTCTCGGTCAGGATCAGATCGCAGAGGCCGGCGTCGTCGCGCTCGAAATCGAGCCAGCGGTGGTGCATGTACGGGCTGCCGATGATTGCGCTGAGCGAACCCCACTCGCTGCCGGAGACGAGCATCTGTGTCTGAAGCTGCGCCTGAAACTTCAGCGCAGGCGCGCCGTCGTCGGGCCACAGATCCTTGTTGCCGGTGCACTTCAACTCCAGCGGCCCGCGCGGTCCTCGCTTGCCGGGGAGCCACGCCCAGTAATCGAGCGTCGCACCGAGCCAGGGGTACGCTTTGCTGCGCAGTAGCTCCTGGCAGCGCTTCACCTTGCGACCAGTTTTCTTCACGTACTGCTCGGCGTTGAACGGCTCGGAGTCGTGCCCCATCTGGAGCACCTCCGGCTCCGCGAACATTTTTCGCTCCAGCATCCCGACCTTCTCGTACCAGAGCGCCGGCTTGCCGGGCACGATGCCGAGGATCGTGGGAACGTCGCTCGCGGTGATCAGACCGGCGCGAGCCTTGAGCCAGTCGGCGCGGCTCGCGTCAGCGGACACAAGCGTCTCGTATGCAGCGTTGCGCATGAGTGCCGGTATGCTCTCTCCCGTAGGCTGACGCAAGCCGTGGGCGGACAGGAAACGTCACGCCCTGCACGGGGCCGCGGTAATTCTGCACGGAAACGCGCGCCAGGTAAAGGACGCTTGACGCCGCCGGCAGCGGTGGTAGCGTCGCTGCCATGCCTGCAAGCAGAGGAAAGTTCTCGAAGTGCGGTCACCGAGCGTTCGGTGCTGCGTGCCCGCGTTGTAAGGATGCCGACCGGCTGGACGTACGCGCCGAGCGCGAGGCGCAGGCGGGCCGGGCGCGCGACGCCGATGCGCTGCGTGCCGAAGTGAAGCGCCTGCGCGGTCCGCAGATGCGCGGCGTGCGCCGGCCGCCGGTCGTGGTCGCGCAGCACGAGTCCGCCCGGCCCGGAGACACGGTACACTGAGAGGTTCGCGCATCCGAGCCTCGCACCTTGGGCGCCCCACCCCCTCACGCGGTGCGCTCACGGTGCGAGACTCGGGTGCGCAAACGAGAGACGGAACGAGACGGAGAGGATGATCTGAGTGCCGGAAACAGAGTACGTGTTCACGCAGCCGCACATGAACCCCCAGACCGATCCGACGGGAGCGCTCGCGAGCCTGCACTACCAGCTAGCGGCGACGGGGATCCTGAACCTGTTGCGCGAGGCGTGGGACAAGGCGAGCGACGACGCAAAGCGCACGCTTGCCGACCGAATCGTCCAGTGGGCGGGGAACAACATCAGCAACATGAACGTGTCCGACCTCGTGCGACACCTGCTCGGGAGGGTGGTCGCCGAGGGCCGGTTCGTGCTGACGGCCGAGCAGGACGCCACGCTGGTGCAGGCGCTCTACACGCACATGATGGGGCTGCTGAGCAGCAAGAGTAGCTGGGACATAGACAAGGTCCGTCAGGCCATCGTGGAGGCGGCGAAGCAGCGGCTCGGCGAAATGCAGGGGGAGCAGGCAGCGGCGGCGCTCGCGGCGCAGCCGGAGCTACCCGGCCGATGACACGTTCCTCCGCGCGCACCGCCAAGGCTCGTAAGTCGCGTCCCAAGGCTAAGAAACCGACGGTGCGGCAGACGCGCGAGCGAGCCAGGGAGCGCCGTCGCGCTCGACTGCGCCCGCCGCCTGCGACGCACGAGGTGTTCGGACTGCGGTGCCGAGTGCGGGAAGTGATGTTGCTCGACGAGACGATTGTGTTGGTGTCCGACGAGGATGGTAAGCAATTCGCGTTCCCGCTTCCGGTGCTCATCGGCCGCGGCTCGCTCGAAAACATCAAGCGTGGTCAGAGCGTCTGGCTGTCGGTGCGCGTGGAACGGGGCCGGGCAGCGGCCAGCGTTGGCGGGGACCCGGTTTCAGGGTAGGAGGGGAACACGATGGCCAACCCGAAGAACGAGAGCTACTTTGCTCCCCCGGCCGACGCGGCGGCGGTGCAGGGCGTGCAGGCGCAGAGCAGCCCGGCGTGGGGCGAGGACGCGGAGGAAATCGCGCGCACCGCCGGGCTCGGGAGCTACGGCGCGGAGACGCTCGACCAGGAGGCGCGGGAGGAGGCGGTGATCCGTGGCCTGGAGCGCACGGACGGCGAGGTGCGCGCGCTCCGCGCCATGGTCAACTGGCTCTGCGTCTGCGTCGTCGGGCTCGGCGTCGCGGTCGGCTGGATAGTGATGCACGGAAGGTGATGGGTACCGTGGCCAAGGTTCTCGCCGGGATCCCTGCCGGGACTGGAGGGCTTCGTGCGGTCCATGCCGGACCGGGACGGGGTGCTGCACCGGTGACCGACGAGCTTCGAGACGCGCTGCTGGCCTGGGCGGGAGCGCGGGATCTGGCGTGCCTCTACGGGGAGGGGCCCGATTTTGAAGGGCATCGGCTGCTGGAGGTCATCGCGCGCCTCTTTCCCGAGGTCATCATCCACGCGCGGAGCGCAGCGGGGACGCGCCTGTGCGGCGCGCCGGACGGTGGTGTCGTTCCCGGTGACACGTATGCGGATCACCTGTCGGTGCTCCGCTGCAAGAAGTGCTTGGGCCTGGTTGGATCGCCACAATGTGTACTTCGGAGGGAAGTGATGGCCGAAGCCGTGCGACTGGTGGGTCGTCGCATGAAGCCGCCGCCTCCCTTCGAGTCCGACCAGGAGAAGGGCGTGTACTTCTGGGTTCACGGCGGCGACCCTGAGCGCGGCGAGCCCGACGTGCAGCTTTCGACGCACCGCCACCCGCTGCTGCCGCACCACTGCGCGAAGCACAAGTGGTGGACCGACAAGGGCTGCCCGGTGTGCTCACTGAAGCGGAAGGCGCGCAGCGGCAAGGTGAAGGCGAAAGCGAAACGGAAGGCGAGGTCGCGTCCATGACCTACTACGTGCTGAACGACGAGGAGCAGGCGCAGGTGGCGCAGGTGGCGCAGGTGGCGCAGGCAGCGCTCACGCAGGTCGAGCACCGCGTGGCGCTGCGAGCCGCGACGCACCAGGCCCGGTACGCGCGCTGGGAGCTGGGCGGAATTCTGCTGGGCCTGCTCCGAGCGGGCGAGCCGAGCGTCCGGTTCGATGATCCCCGCGTGGCGCCGGCCCTGGAAGCCTGTCGCAACGCCGAGGCGGACCTGGGAGCGCTCACCACTTGACGCCAGTGGCAGCGGCGTCTAGGCTGCCCGGAGCATGACGCCCGAGCGCGATGAGCAGCCAGTGGCTGCCCCGCCGGTCAACCGGGACCGGGTGCTCGTCTGCGGTGGGCGGGAGTACCGGAACCGCACGCTCGTGTTCGCGACACTGAGCGTCGTGCAGCCGAAGCGGATCGCAGAGGGCGGGGCGCGCGGCGCCGATGCGCTGGCCCGCGAGTGGGCGGCGCAGTCGGTCGCCGCCGTTCAGTGCGACACGTTCGCCGCGGACTGGACCACCGACGGGAAGGCGGCGGGCGTGATTCGGAACGGTCGGATGCTCCGCGAATTCAAGCCCACGCTCGTGGTGGCGTTCCCGGGCGGCAAGGGGACGGCGGACATGGTGCGCCGTGCGGAGCGGGCCGGCGTCCCGGTGATCAAGATCACCGACGGGAGCGCCGGCAAGTGAAAGAGCCCATCGTTCTCGAAGGGCAGTCGTTCGACTGGGAGGAAGGCGCGCGCCTCGCCGAGCGGCACGGCGGCGGCAACACGATCCGCGGCGCGATGTTCAGCGACCCGGGCGTCATGGCGTGCCCCGGATGCGACGAGCTTCTGTGGCGCGAGGGCGTCCGGGTGCGCTGCCCGCACTGCGGGCATGAGTGGACGGTGGCGACTCCCGGTCCACGGACGGCGCGCGCGCTGCGGGCGCGCATCGCTCGCGTGGCAGAACGCGGCCCACGGACGCCGGCAGGGCGACAAGCGCAGGCCGAGGAGCTACAGACGCTCCGGGCAGAGCTTGCACAGGTGGGCGGATGACCGCGCCGGTCGATTCTGTGCCCGATGCGGTGCTGCCCGATGCGGGCACGCGCATCTGGATTGTCTCGCACGGCGGCGAGAACCATCTGCTCGTTCGTGAGCCGCTTGGCGGCATCGACGAGTGGGCGCGCGGCGTGGACGCCACCGTGCGAGAGTACCGGCTGGTGCGGAAGTTTCAGGTGGGCGGGACCACCAAGGCGGGAGACGCCGTTCGATGACGAAGCGCGTATGGCAGTGCGTGACATGCGCACGCCGGTACGGCTCCGGTTATCGGTGGTGGGATCTACCTCAAGAGAAGAAGGCTCGGCAATGAAGCACGGATGCACGGCAGACCCGACCATGCCAGGTACGGTGGACGAGAGTACGGGGTCGGTGGTTACTGCTAGATCCGCGCCACCTGTTCTCAGCGATCTGGTGGCAGCCGAGTTCGACATACTAAACAGCCGCATCGCGGAGCTTGAGGTTGTGCTTCGGCGCATCCAGACGGCGGATTGTGATTCGACGGGTGGCGCACCTACTGACCCGGCATGTGACTGTGTGCCGTGTTCCGCCCACCGGGTTCTAGGTGGAGCGAAGGGCTCGCGCGAATGAATCCCGAGACGGAGCTAGTCGCTGACGTGGTTCTGGCTTTCGGAAAGGACCCGCGCGAATGAAGCACGGATGCACGGCAGGCCACGAGGAGCAGGACACAAGACTTCTGGTTCTTGGAAGGAGCGAACACCTATGAGAGTGAACGACATGGTGCGCGGGCTGGTGCGGTGCGCCGAGCTACGAGAGCGGGATGGCGGCGGGGATTTGTGGGACGATGAGAGTCGCTTGGCACTCGCGGAAGCTCGCGCTCGCGGCTGGGGGAAGGGGCATACGGGCGATCTCTTGGAAGGCAAGTCGGCGCGCCGTTGCATTGAGCACGGCGGCGTTGGGTTCGTGTCCGATTGCGTCGTTTGTCTAGGTCAAGAGAAAGACCCGCGCGAATGAAGCAACACGAACCGGCAGACCAGGCGGAGCCCGTCACGAAGGAGCAGTTAGCCGAGGCTTTCGAGGTGGGGTATCGCGCCGGTTTGAAGCGCGCGATTCAAACGCTCCGTATCCTGGGAGGACCGCGTCTCGCGAACGTCTGAATCTTTTGAGAGGAGCTACCTATGGTCAAGAACACTGGAGTGAAGGTTTCCGAAGAACACCGACAGGCTGCGTTGCAGCGTGCGCGTGGAGTCGTCTCCGCGCCCGTCATCAAAGTCCACGGCAAGTGGTTGCCCGACGAGGAGCGTCTCGTGTTTGGCGATTGGCTCGACGGTTTGGCGCAGAGCTACGGACTTCCCGAGCCGGCGAAGGACAGCGATGGCGACGCGATTCACTACGGCATGACGAACGACGGGGAGTTCACCAAGTGGGAAGGCGACGCCGACGCATGTGCTCCGCAGGACATTCTCGGAACCTAGGTGGAGGCGAGAAGTGGCATCCCTGAAGCAGCACGAACCCCGAGATACCGCGCAGCCTATCCGTGAATGGCTGACCGACCCGGAGCGCCGCCACCTCCGCGACGAGCAGCACGCCGACATTGAGAGCGGTCTGCACCCTGAACGGTACGTCGGGTGGGTCTACTGGCCCGCAGAGTGCATCGAACAAGGGATGCGAGCCCTCTGCGGATCTGGCACGCACGCGGACGAGGCCCACAAGCCGTGATCGACCGGCTCTACAACGTGCTGTGGTTCCGGCGGTTCGTGCTTGGCCCCTGGCTGTTTCCGGCCGTGCTGCTGGCCGCCTGGCTGGTCGCGCGCGTCGCGTGCCGGATCATGTGGGGCACGTGGACCTGGGAGTGGTGAAGGAAGGAAAGAACATGGCCAAGCTGACCAAAGTGCGTACAAGGAAGCGTCCGCGCGACACCGTGCTGCTGGACGAGGGGTGGGAGGCGATGCGATCCGGCAAGGGCTGGGCCGTCAGCGGTCCGGGCCTGCATCTGTTCCTCGTCACGGTGCCGATGACCGAGAAGCAGATCGGGTGCGTGCTGCGCCTGCTCAAGGAAGCGTACCGGACGGGACGCCGGCACGTGCAGGACAGCATCCGTGACGCGCTGGGGCTGGAGGAGACGTGAGGCTCCAGCCGACAGTGGTTTTACTCGGCGTGGTCGTCGCCTGCGCGGCCCTCGCGATACACGCGACCCAGCGGTTCTGGGCCGGGTTCTTCAGCGGCGTCATGGCAGGGATCGCGGTGGTCTGGGCGCTGTTCTTCGTGTACTGGCTCATCCGAGGATGGGCTACCGAGGACGAGAGCGACGATGAGGAGCCGTCGTGAGCGCCAAGCGATTCGAGGCCACCACGATGGAGCACGCATGACGCGCCACACGAGAGACAGCCTGACCGAGAACGACCCGGACCTGCTGTTCGCTGACGGGTTCGACGACGCGATCCTGGGTGAGGTGGACCGCGTCGGGCAGGAAGCGTTCGTGCTGTACGACGCGCGGCGCTGCATCGCGATCTTGCTTCGCGACAACCCCGACATGACCCGCGAGGAGGCGGAGGAGCACTTCAGCTTCAACGTCGCGGGCGCCTGGGTGGGCGAGCGCACGCCGGGATTCGTGTGGCTCGCCGACACGGACGATGATGATGACGACGGGGAGAGCGACCGGTGATGGCCGACCTTTACATCGCGGGCTTCGTCGCCACGGCCGTCGCCGTCATGCTGTGCTCTGCGATGCCGAGCGTGAACGCGGGGAAGATGGGGCCCCGGCGGGCGCTCGCGCAGGTGTTCCTGGTGGCACTGGCCTGGCCGCTCTGGCTGCTGGCTACGATTGCCGAGGCGTGGGACTGGTAGGAGAAGGAATTCCCGATGACGAAAAATGAGGTGTTCGCGCACGTGTCGCGCGCGATTGCGAAGGGCAACGGCACGTGGGCCATCGGCGACGCTGGAACCGGCAAGTTCATGCTGGCGGTCGGCGCCCCGTCCGCCGTGCGGATCCAGGGCGGCGGGATGGTGGTCACGATCGGGATGGACCCGGTCGAGCTGCGGAAGCTCCGCGATGCGTGCGACGAGGCGCTGGGGCCGGCGTCGTGAGCGCGCGCCGCGCACCGGCCACCTTCCGGCTCACGCACCCCGAGCCTGGGCCGCACGTGTGCAAGGCGTGCGGCAAGGTGCTGAAGGACCCGAGCCGTCACGCCGGCACCGCCGCCTGTGCGACGGCCGCGCGCCGCGCGCTGATCGAGCGGCTCGGGCTCATCGAGGTCTGGTGGCGGGAATCGAAGCTGCTCACCGCGGCGGGCATCGTGGTGACCCTCATCCGTGACCAGCGGGGCAAGCGACGATGGTACGCCGCGCCGCCAACGGTCGGCGCGCTGCGGGCGCTCAGTGCGGCGAACGTGCCCGACAAGCGCATCGTGGAGCTGCTGCGTGGGCCGCCGGAGGAGCTGGAGCGGGAACTGGCGGTGATTGCACTCGGGGGCCGCACGCGACTCTGGCCCGAGCCCGGCGACATTGCGATGCTGAACAACCTTGCGAGTCGAACACCATGAGAAAATCCCCGCCCGTCACTCGCACCGAGGTAGGCAACCTGCGTGTGCGGCTATCCCGCCTCGAAGCGTTTCAGAACGAGCACGGGCCGAAGGTGGCGTGGGCCACGTACCAAGCTGAAATGAGCGAAATGCGGCTCCGCACCCTGGAGCAGTGGGTCGATACCCTCCAGCGCGCCATCGCGGCGAACCCGGAAGCGTTCCGCGAGGTCGCGCTCGCCGCGCTGGCGGCGAAAGTGGAGCCGTGGCCGTGAGCGAGTACCCGGCAACGCTCGGCGACCTGGCCGACGTGGAGGCGCGACTCGACCAGCGCCTGAGCAAGCTGGAGAAGCGCCAGCCGGCCGACGCCGAGGTCACCGACGCGAAGGTGAGCGAGCTGCGCGGCCGGATGCTGGACTACCTGACCGAGCTGGAGGAGACGCAGGCGACACTGCGGGTCGTGAGGCAACGGTTGGCGGAGCTGGAGAAGCTCTGGGTCGTCGCCCTGGCAAACCCAGACCTGATCCGCGAGCTGGCGGCGCAGGCACTGAAGGGGAGAGGGGCCGGTTGACAGGGGGGCGGCAGCGGTGGTAGCACTGACGGCAGATGGATGATTCCGAGCCCCCCGACAGCCCGCTCGTCCAGCAGTACCTGGCAGCGTTCGCCGAGCTGGTGCGCGTGGTCGCTTCCGACCAGGACGTGCCCGAGACGCTGTGGGAGACGATCCGCGCGGCGTGGGCGGACATGAGCCCGGCGGAGCGCGAGACGGTCGAGAAGCGGACGCGGAGGGACACGTGAACCAAGGCAGCGCGGGGCCTAGCAATGCTGCGGGTGGATCCCCCAAAGCAACGCCGCGACTGAGTTCGCACGTACTACGGCAGCGCGGGGCCTACGACGCCGCGACTACCCGTTGTTCATCACCGAGGCAGCGCGGGGCCTGCGATGCCGCGACACATGACGGTCACCACGGCAACGCGGGGCCTACGACGCCGCGACATGTCGCCGTGCTGCATCGTGGCACCATGGCAGCGTGGGGCCTCTCGCCGCCGCGACCAAGCTGGTTGCCTTGACGGGAGCGCAATGACGCGAACAGCAGCCAGTCGCGGGCACCACGTCCGTCACATCGGTAACGACCTGTGGATGCTCTCGTGGACGACCGATCACAAGCACGCCGGCAGCCGCCTGCGCTTTCCGCGTGCTCACTACCGCCACACCGACGAAGCCGGTGCCCGGCGCTTCGCAAAGAAGTGGGGCCTGCCCCCGATCGACACGAGGCCCAAGTGAGCGCCCCAGAGGAGGGGGCCGGAGAGAGGATTCTCCGCGAGCTGGACGCGCTCCGCCTCATGGTCGAGCGGCTCAAGGACGAGCGCGATGCGTGGCAGGCCACGGCGGCGCAGCAAACGCGCAACACGGATTTCTATGCCAGGATGCTCGACAAGATCGCTCTGCTGTTCGGCAAGGATGCGTACGTCTCCGACGACGGCTCGGTGCAGGACTCACCGCTCCGCGCCAAGGTGCCGGACATGGTCGCGGGGCTGAAGCTGGAGCGCGACGAGGCCGTGGCGGCGCTCGCGGAGAGCGACCGGGGCCGCACCGAGCAGCTACGCATCATCATGGGCCTGCGTGAGCGGCTGGAGAACATGGACACGCTCCTCTGCGCAGCGGCACCGCTCGCGTGGGCGCACGGCATCGACGTGGACGGAGCGCACGAGTGGGAGAAGCAGGCAAAGGCGCTGATCGAAGCCGAGGCGCAGGCCGATGGCCGCTAAGGCACCCGCCGCCGCGTCGCCGGTGAACGCGGAGCGCGTGCTGCGCGAGGCGAAGGGCCGCTGCCAGTGCGCAGGGCAGTGCGGCTTCACGCACGCCTGGACGGGCGAGGCGCGTGCAAGGCCGTGCGACGCGCCGCACGGCTGCCCCATCGTGCGCAAGATCGACTACCCGAGCTTCTGGCAGCTCGCCGACAGCGAGGGGGCGCCGCTGGCGTACCCAGAGCACTACGCCGTGGACAAGCCTATTCTCGCAGAGCTTCGCCCCGTCACGCTGCGCGACGGTAAAGTGATCGCGGCGTGCCAGCGCTGCAAGCTGCTGATCGAGCGCGCGCCGGAGACGCCCACCGGTGGCTAAGCTCACCCACGTGTGGGTCCGTTGCGCGGCGTGCGCCGCGAGGTCCATGAACATCGTGGATGACCTGTCGCCGGAGGGGGACGTGATTTTGGTTCGTGAGGGCTGGATGCCCGCGATCGTTTGTGGTGAACGGCGCTGGCTCTGCGCCGTGTGCGCGCAGACGCCGAGCGAGAGCCGAGTCTTGGTGGCGCTGCGGGTAGGACCGTGAGCGATGATCTTGGTCTACGTCGTAGTCCCCGTCGGTCGCGACCCGCTCACCCTGCTGCGCGTTCGCGAAGCGGTCGCCCGCCCGTGGCTCGAAGCGTACCGGGAGCACGTGCGCTACTGGGTGGAAACGCTCGGCGATGCGGAGAACGAACTCGCCGTGCTCGCGCTTGCCGGCTTCCGGGCAACCGTGGAACCGATTGACCCCCGTGAAGCCCCCACGACCGAAAAGTAGCGCGGGGTGCCGTGCTGGCAGTAGGCTGGGCGCCGTCATGTCCGACTCCCGAGCCGAAAGCTGGTGCGCCGAGCAGCTCGCCGACCCGGAATTCCGGGCCGAGTACCTGCGCGAGGTCACCCGGATGCACCGGGAGGCCATCGCGACCGGCGACCCCTTGCTGGCCCGCTGGTGTATGCGGCAGCGGGCCGAGCTTGACAGCAGTGGCAGCACGCGGTAGACCCGAGAGAACAAGCCCATGCAATACGAGCAGTACGAGCACCCGGACCAGGACGAGCCCATGCACCCGGGCATGATGCCGAACGGGTACGAGGAGGAGGGCGGGACCAGGATGCTCGCGACGAGCTGCCTGATCTGCGACCACCCGCTCCGCGACCCGGCCAGCCTGGAGCGTGGCGTCGGCCCGATCTGCGCGGCGAAGCACGGCATGTTCGCGGTGACGGGCGCTCCCGACATGGCAGCGCTCGGCCGCGCGCTCGAAACCGCGCCGCCGCTCATGGCCGCCGCCATACGCGAACGCGAGGGCGATCCGCGCAAGGCGGTGAGCGCGGCCATCCACGCCGCGGGCCGTGCCTGGGAGACGCACGCGAGCGACTACGCCTACTACATCGGCAGCGCCATGGAAATCGCGAGCGCGCTCGGGTTCGCCGGCACCGCGCGAGCACTCCAGGCCGTGTTCGTCGAGGGACGGAAGTTCGACGAGGAAGGGAACCCCGTCGGCAAGCAGAAGCCCCAGGGCATCGTGGTGACTGCCGTGCAGGGCGGGCAGTGGGAAATTGAGCTGCCACTCATTGAGTCGAAGAACGTCTGGTTCGAGACGAACAACGCCATGAAGGCGGCGGGTTCGCGGAACCAGAAGGATCAGCGCGGCCGATGGCACACGACGTTCCCAGGGAATGACGTGCAGTGGATCAAGATCCTGAACGCGCTCGTGCCGACGCTCGCCGGCACGCTTGGCGTGCTCCCGAGTGGCGAGACGTTCATCGTGCCTGCCGACCGACAGGCGGTGCCGCAGCCGGCGACCGCGCAGGCGCCTGCCGGCGCAGGGCCGGAGGGCGCGGTGCAACAGGAGCCGGGCAGGCTCCCGAAGGACGCGGCGAGCCTGGAAGCGGGCGACACGGTGTACCTGAAGGGCAAGCCGATGGTCGTCGCGTGGGTCAGTCCCGACCGCGTGCGCACCATCCTGCTGACGCCCGAGAACGCCGCGCGTTCGATGAAAGAGAAGGGATTTCTGCACGGCAAGCAGTTCGGCGGCATCACCGCCGGGATGCGCGACGTGGTGGTGACGCCGCCGACGACCGCGGAAGTGGCGCAGGTGGCGGAGACGACCGACAAGCCCGCGGGGCGTGCGGCCGCAGAGCGCGAAATGCCGGAGCAGCTCATGGCGCACCAGCGGGAGGGCGTGCTCTGGCTCTGCCAGCAAGGCTCCGGTCTGCTCGCGTACGACATGGGCCTCGGCAAGACGGCCATCGCGATCGTCGCCGCCGACTACCCGGCGCTGGTCGTGTGTCCGAAGTCGCTGAAGGCCAACTGGGTCAAGGAAGTCACCATGTGGCGTCCCGACCTGACGGCTGTTGCCGTCGAGACGGGGAAGAAGCGGGAGGCGGCGTCACTGGCAGCGGCGGAGCGCGCGGACGTGACCGTGGTGAACTACGACATTCTCTCCCGGTATGTGGAGCAGTTTCAAGCGCGGAAGTTCAAGACGCTGATCGTGGACGAGAGCCACTACATCAAGAACTTTCGGATCGGACCGCGGAAGAATGAAAAGACCGGGCAGTGGCGTACCGTCCCGACCGGCAGCGCCCGCGCCATCGCGGTGTGGGAGGTCGCGCAGAGTATCCCGCGCCGAGCCCTTTTGTCTGGGACGCCCATGTCGAACAAAAGCCCCTGCGAAATGTTCGGGCAGCTTCACCTTGTCGCCCCCGACGAGTTTCCGAAGTTCAAGCCGTTCGGCGAGCGCTACTGCGACCCGCAGCAGATCCGCGCGCAGGGGAGGAACATCACCACGTACGAGGGTGCGTCGAACATTCTGGAGCTGCACGAGCGGATCAACGGCAAGTACATGCTCCGCAAGACCAAGGACATTCTGAACCTGCCGGAGAAGTGGCGGCGCACCAAGCTGATCTCGCTCGATGACGCGACCGCCAAGGAGTACGAGGCCGCTGCGTCGGACCTGTTCGCGTTCATTCGTGCGCGCGGCGGCTGGGAAGCGATGGAGCGGGCGGAGCGCGCGGAAGTGCTGGTGCGCATGAACACGCTGAGCCACCTGACCGGCGTGGGCAAGGTCGAGGCGTTTCTGGAGGAGGTGCAGCAGCACTGGGAGAGCACGCGCCGGCCGCTGCTGATTTTTGCGCAGCATGTGGACGTGCAGCACGCGCTGCTCAACGCGCTGAAGGCGCTGAACTACCGCGTCGGCTCGATCCTGGGCGGTGACGAGGACCGGGAGGCCACGAAAGAGCGCTTTCAGGAGGGCGTACCCGTGAGCGCGCCACCGGAGCAGCGTGACTACTACGACATTCTGGTGCTTTCCATCGAAGCCGCAGGCGTGGGGCTCACTCTCACCCGGGCGCAGGACGTGTTCTTCATCGAGCGGACATGGACGCCGTCCAAGCTGGCGCAGGCCGAGGACAGGGTACATCGCATCGGTCAGAAGAATCAGGTGACCATCACCTACTTCGACGCGCCGGGCACGCTGGACGAGAAGTTCGGTGAAATGCTGATGAAGAAGCTCGCGACCGCGAAGGGGGTAATGGAGGGCGTGGTTCTGTCGCAGGAGGACGTGGCCGCTGGCATCTTCGGCTCGATCACCGGCGGCGGCATGAAGCCGAACCAGCGCGGCGGCGCCGAGTCGTACCCGGACTGGATCGAACCGACGTAATGGGGCTGGTTGACGAGGCCAAGGAGGCTAACTAGAGTGCGCGCCATGCTGACGGCACACGCTCATGGGCGCGGGCAAAGCGTCGGCTACAGCGGCTGGCGGTGCCGTTCGTGCGGAGCGCGTCTGCCAACAGGACACTGCAAGGCGTGCTACGCGAAGGCGCACCCGGAATCCCTCAAGCTGGCGCGACGCCGACTGCGCGCAGAGGGTCGGCAAAAATGCGCTCGCTGCCGTCGAGAGCTACCGCTGACGCAGTTCCATAGGCGCACCGATCGCAACGGTTACGGTAGCGCGTGCCGAGCGTGCAGCGCAGCAACGCAGCAGCCGAAGCGGTACACGGGTGTGTGTGTCTCTGTAGAGCGCCGCCGGGAGCTGGTTGCGCTTGGTCAACGGTACTGTCCTGGGTGCAAGAGTGACAGGCCGACCGAAGCGTTCGGGCGAGCGCCGAATCGCCCAGCGGGCGTTGACGCTTACTGTAAGTCGTGCCGGAACGCACGTCGGAGAGCGCGGTACGCCGCGGGTCCTGTCACCGGTCGCGCTAGGAGCCGAGAGAACTATTACCGCAGTGTCGGCGGCTGGGGGCGTGACGTTCGCGCGCGCAGCGCGCACTCTGCGGTAGCTCACGCGGCACACGAAGCGGTGCACCGGGCGTTGAAGCGCGGAACGCTCGTGCGGCCCGATGCGTGCTCATTATGCGACGGCACGGAGTTTGCGATTCACGCGCACCACGATGACTACGATCGCGCGCTCGACGTGATCTGGCTCTGCGTGCCGTGCCACAAGCTCTGCCATGGGCTCCACGACGCGGAGCAGAGAAAAATATCTCTGCCCGCTGGCAAACCGAGCGGGTTCCTGCCGGAAGTCCTGAAACTTAGGAGAACACCATGAAGATCGCCGTCATCGTAGGTTGGCTCACCGCGGAGCTACTGAAGATCCCTGGGTCGCACGCACCGGGCGAGACGCGCGAGGACTACCAGGCGCGCGTGCAGGCGGTGTCCACCGCGCTGGTCGAGGAGGCGCGGACGCTGGCGAACGGCAGCGGCTGGTCGCTGACCGAGCTGGCCGCTGCGGGCGGGATCATCTGGCACGGCGAGTCGCTGTTCGACAAGCGCGTGCACGCGGGTGAGCCTCATCCGCTGTGGAACGAAGATCACCATTTGGCCCGCTGTGGGATGCAAATTCACAGCTCCGGCATCGTGCCGCAGGACGTGTGGGAGAAGCTCGTGGGGCTCGGAACGGACGAGACGCACCTCTGCGCGCAGTACGGCCTCCGCGTGCTTATCGCGCAGGCCAAGCAGTGCGGCGTGTTCCTCGGCCAGCGCGCCGACCGGCGGCGGGTGGCCATGACGTTTGCCAGCTACGCGAGCGGGGGGAAGTGCAAGCCGACCGACCGCGAGTGGGAGCGCGCCGATCGGTGGCTCAAGGTGATGGCCACGCGGCCCGACAACGAGCGCGCGACACATCCGGGCTTCCGACGCGCCGGCCCGGCGGAGATACCGCCGACCGTCCGCGAGTACGCGCGGGGCCTCGTGAGCATGATGGGCCCGGAGTGGCCGGCGGAAAACCGCGTCAAGGTCGGCGACGCGCTCACCGACCACGACGGGCGCTGGAAGTACGTGGTCGAGAAGCACGCAGACGGGAAGGTCGGCGTGAGCGTGCTGGTGAAGGAGTGAGCATGACGCCGATCGAGCGCCTCGCAGCGGCGTACCCGGCGCTGTTCGCGGGCACCGACCTTCGGTACTCGGACTGCCCTCCCGGCTGGGAGACGCTCGTGAATGTGCTGTGCGCGGTCCTGTCCGTCGAGCACCCGACCGTGCGGTGCACGCAGTGCAAGAGCAAGTTCGGGGGTCTGCGCTTCTACGTCGAGGAAGTGGCGCCAGAGCAAGCGTTTGCCCTGATCCGCATCGCAGAGGAGCAGAGCTACCGGATCTGCGAGCAGTGCGGGGCTCCGGGCGGCCCGAGCAAGCGCGGGGGCTGGGTCACGACGGTGTGCGCGGAGCATCAGTGAGCGATGGCCTACCCGTACATGAGCTTGCGGGACGTGGTGAGTTTCGTGCCCTACGCGAAAGCGCTCGGCGTGTCGGAAGTGGCGCGCGGACGTGGCGGATTCATCGCTGCGTACAAGGCGGCGGGAGGCGATCCGATGCGCCTCTCGGAACACTGGCAGCGCAAGCGTGACGGATTCGTGAAGCGCCACGTCGCTCAGATGCGCGCTCACGGTGAGCCCGCTTTTGTGGATGGGGCGCCCACGCGCCGCACGCTGGCACTGATCTGCTGGGCTTACTTTCCCTCCCGTTGACCGACGCCCCGAAAACTTGACGGTCGCGGCGAGTCGCGTAGCCTCGGGGCATGGACGCACAGCCTTTCCTCGACCTGATCGCCAAGCATCAGTGGGTCGGCCTGGCCGCCTTGGTCATCGGCCTCGTGGTGCGTCTACTGAAGGAGGACACGTCGTTTCCTCCGTTCGCGATCCCCGCGCGCTGGCGCCCGGTGCTCGCGCTCGGGCTCGGCGTGGTGAGCGGCGTGCTCCAGGCCGCATCGACCGGGACGCCCTGGCGCGACGCCGTGCTCGGTGGGCTCGTGTCGGCGTTTCTCGCCATCGCCGGCCACGACACCATCGTGAACAGCCTGCGCGACGGGCAGGACGTGCCCATCCCAGCAGCTCTGGCCAGGAAAGCGCCGCCCCGGCCCGTGTCGGTGGAGCCCCCGACACCCCCCGATCCTTCGGTCCGCGGGCACTGAAGGCACGAAACTTTCCACCGAGACAGCCGTTCGGTATGCTGGAAGCTCGGCATGGATGACTTCGCGCCCTCCCCGATGACGGCCTTCGGCGCCGATCCGGCCTCGCCGGCTCCATCCTCGATGGTCGCGGCGCCCACCCTGTTGCCCCTGAACCCCAGCCTGCCGCCGGCCGATGCGTACCGGGCGGCGCGACGGGGCGCGGGCGTCGGCCTGCTTATGGCCACCGCCGGCACCGGCACCGGCTTCTGGCTGGGCGGCCCGATGGGCGCGGGCGCGGGCCTGCTGCTAGTCGGCGCCGCGCGCAACACGCTGCGCGCCACGCGCGGCTGGGGTGACGCCGACCCGGTCGTGCGCCAGGATGCGGGCACGAGCGCGTCGCTTGCGCTGTTCGGAGCACTGCTCGGGGGCTACCTGGCGTACCGGGTTTACGCGAAAAGCACTGGAGACGAATAGTGTCACAGAACGTACTTGCAGATGCGCAGTTCACGGTGGCGGGCGTGCTGCGCCCGTTCGACGGCTTCGAGGCGGTCTACCAGGGGCAGGCCGTCACCATCCCGATCGCGTTCCCCGGCACGCTCGACGACGACGCGGGCAAGCCCGGCTTCTCGCCGTACCTGCTCCGCGGGATGCCGGTGCCCATGGGGGCCAAGATGGCACTGTGGTTCCCCCAGGTGACCAACGACGCGGAAGGCAATCAGCTCATCGACTACCGGTACCTGCTGGTCTGGCGCCTGCGGAACGTGGGCGACTTCCAGCGCCGCCGCCTCCCCTACCACCTCTCGAAAGAGGCGGTCGGTGCGCCCGACACGTGGCTCGCTGGGAGTCCGGCGCAGCCGCTCAATCAGTTCGTGCTGCCGTCCGCGACCGAGACGGTGCTGTACCAGCAGCCGGAGGTGACGCTGCCCGCCCCGATCCCGGGCGTGATCACCGCGCCCGGCCGCGCGCAGGGCAACCTACGCACCGAGCTGATCAACATACCGGGCGATCTTCTGGCCACGTTCGTGACAGCAGGGCTGCCGCTCCTGCCGCCGAACGCGGCGCCGAACTTCGCCAACGTGTTCCCGCAGCCACCGGCGACGGGGGGGAACGGGATCCGCCCACTCGGCGCGTACCAGCAGGGCGTCATCGACCCGAGAATATCGAACACCGCGCCGGGCGCCATGTTCCGGCCGTACTTCACGGTAGCGAAGGGCGACGAGCTGATCGTCATCTGCTACCGGAACAACAACGTCGATGCCATCCCCGGATCCGCGGCGTGGAACTTCGGTGGGCTCGATCAGCAGTTCTCCAACCTGTACGGCACCAACGCCATGCCGCCGTCCGGCCAGGTGAGCCACAAGCCGTTCCCCGACCTCGGCATCTACGTGTTCGCGGGCTCGAACCCAAGCTGACGATGGCCCTCATCCTCCATGTCCCTCGAAGAAATCGGCAAGCTGGTCGGTGCGGCGGCGGCAGGCTTTGCGGCGAGCCTCGCGGCGATGCCGCAGCGAATGAAGAAAGAAATCGCGGAGGACGAGAGCCTGGCCCTGGTGCGCCAGCGACTCGACGCCTTGCAGAAGGAAGTGACCGAAGTGCGTGACGCGGTGAAGCGCATGGAGGAGCGCGTTGCCCGATCCGTGTCGGATGAGGAATTCTCGGCGTACACCTCGCAGACCAGTGCAGCAGTCACGGCGCTGACCGAGAAGGTCGGCCACGCGACAGGAGCGATAGAAGCATGGTACCGCAGTCAAGGGAGTCGGTGACATTTACGCTGTCAGAGCCGCCTGCATCGACCCCGATGCACGGCACCTCGGGGACGCCCATCAAGGCCGGCGTCATCCGAGCGATGGCGGCGCAGCTTCAGGCCGAACAGATGGCCAGCGCGGCGCTCGACGACCTGATCACGGTGCTGCGCCGGCTGCGCGACACCCCGCCTCCCCGGGCAAAATCGGTCTAGGAGCGCGGCCGTTGTCAGCGGTGGATGGCATCGGAGAGGCCATCGAGGCGCTGTCCAAGGCCGAAAAGCTGATCGCAGAGGTAGATCGCGCGGGTCTGCTCGCAAAGCTCGACGAACTACGGGATTTCGTGGAGGGCCTGAGCCGGATGCAGCTTGATATGCGGATGGCCCGGCTCCGGCTCCAGGCGATGCTCCCTCCGCCCAGCGACCCGGACCGCACCCCACAGCAGGGTATCTCGACGGCCGCCCTTCGGAGGATAGCATCCGAAAAGTAGCGTTCGGCCAGGACGCTGAGCTATCCTCCCGGCCGGGACGACGAAAGGGAACATTTCATGGCGGACGACTTCAGCGACATTGACCTGGCCCAGTTCGGAACCGGCGCGCTCGGTGGCGCGGGAGCGGACGACCACTACGCCTCGCGGACGAGCTACCTGCCCGACGGAGTGCGCTTCGAGATCGTGTGCGACACGTGCGGGCAGCGACAGCACGTCGTGGTGAGCTGGGATGAGTGCATCTTCGTGAGCCAGGGTCAGCCGCCGCCGGGCAACCCGACGAGCCCGCCCTGGGCGTACTCGCAGCGGCACGGCGCGCTGCACCCGAACGTGCCGTGCTGCCAGTGCCAGCGACGCGACACGCTCGTGATGCTCACCCCCGACGAGGCGGTGCGCCACCTGCGCGCCGGCACGCAAGCCGGCCACGTGGATCCGACGTACGTGGCGAACGCGGTACGTCAGGTCCAGGCGAGGGCGCAGCAGTACCGAGGGTGACGGGGACCGGTGGCGCTGTGACCGAGTGCGCCGACACGACGACCAGCGTGACGCCCGAGGAGGCGTTGCTGATCCTTGAACCGTACTTCCTGGTGATGCGCGAAGCGTTCGTGGACGCGGGGCTCATCGCGACGAAGCGAGCGATGCTTTACGTCGCGCCGTCGATGCACGACTCGCCGCGCCACTTCGCGGGCACACGCGACGACGGTGTGGTGATCATGCTCGCTCCCGAAATGGTCGAGCTGCCGGAGAACACGGTGGGGGCGATCATCGCGCACGAATTCGGACACGCGACCGACTTCCTCTACCCCGGCGAATTCGTGCTGGGGCCGGAGCGCGTGGCGGTGCGGCGCGACCGCACCGATTTCAGCGACGAGCACTGGGTGAAGTGGGTGACGGAGTGGCACAAGCGCGACGACGACGTGATTGAATTCGTCGCCGACGCAATCGCAGAGCTAGTGACGGGACGGCGCATCGGCTACGCTGGCCCGTGCAAGCTGCAAGCGTTCGACCGCGGCAAGGCGCGGCCGCAGGGGCTCCGGTGAAGCACCGGAAGGGGACACCATGACCAAGAACCCGATGACAAGACTGCTAGCGCTGGAAAAGTCACTGGGCGGCCCGGCCGCCGCGCCGCTGCTCGTGGGGCTCGATGAGTCGGACACCGACATCGTGGAAGCGCTCGCTAGTCTCGACTCGGACGTTGAGTATCACCTGAGCCTGCGTGACTTCCGGGGATCACCCACGCTGTTCG